TTAGTGCCATAATTCTATTTATACAAAAAAAAGAGGGACTTTCGCCCCTCTTCTAATATTAATTTAAAGTACTAAGACTAAGCACCTAGAATATTGTCAACTCTGAATATTCTATAGTACTGGTTAGTCTTAACAGCTGCTAGTCCATCAGCAGGTGAAGCACCTACGTATGGGTTTGATGCCATTCCATATCTGGTTTTAAAACCAATTTTTGGTTGGAATGTATCTTCACCAACTGCACGTACCATTGTTAATGGAACGTATGGGCAATAGAATAGACCAGCATCGTAAGGGTTAGTTCCCTTATATCCTACAGTTACGTAGTTAGCACTTGCGTACGGATCGATGTAAACTCTTGTTCTACCGTTCATAACACCAGCAAAAGTATTACCTGTATCATCAACATTTAAGTTAGTTGACATTGCAGGTGTATAATCTAACATGCTAGCTGCGGATAGTGCAGATGCTACGTCAGATGAACATATGATAAAGTTTCCTTTACCTCTACGTGTCTCGATTGCAATTCTATTACATTCTCTTTCGATTTGTAATACTAGTCCTTTGAACTTTTCAACTGACCATCTACCATCTGCATCTGTTTGGATATTAAAAATACCGTTAACAGCTGTGTTAGATTGTAGTGCACCAGTTTTAGCTTGAGAGTTAATAGTTCTAATAACTTCTCTATTGATTTCAGCTAAGATTTCAGTTGACAAGATATTTGCCAATTCTGTCTCAGCGTCTAGACCATGAATAGCTTTAAGGTCTTGAGCTAATTCTAAGCTGTATTCAGCTTTTAATGCTCTTGACTTAGCAGTCACAGTAGCTTTCTCAATAGTGAAACCCATCTCTCTAAATGAAGTCTCTCCAGCTGAACCATGCTTTTCAGCATTCGCTGTTGACATACCACCAGCAGCTAGTGCTGTTAGTCTGTCTGAGTCGATTGTTGCTACATCATCAGCGTTAGCTACATTAAGACCTGATGCATTATCAGAATCATGTGTACCTGAACTATCACCAGAAAACTGAGTCTCAGCTTCGTTGAATAATGCTTCTCTATTTGTTGTATCACCACCATTATATCTTGACTTCATGGCGAAGATTAAACCAGTTGGACCAGCCATTGGCTGTACACCACAGATGTCATATGCCATTAAGTTAGGCATTGCACGTCTTACTAGTGCGATTAACACTGGATTCCAATTAGCTACAGAACCTGTAGCGTTTCCTGGTGCTGCTTCTGTAATCATTCCTTCTTCTCTAAGAGCGATTTCCTGATTTTCTAATACAGCAGCAGTTACTGCTCTTTTGTGATGATCTTTAATACTACCAGCTGACTCTTCGTTCAGTACTGGTGCCCATTTTTCGATCAATCTATCGTATGATTGTGCCATTTAAGACTCCCTATTTATTAGCGTTTTTTCTAATTGCTTTAAGATATTGATCCATTGAACCTGTTGATTCCACTAGTGGACCATCATCATCTTCAACAATATCTTCTTGAGTTTTAGTTGTCTTAGCAAAATATGATTCTTTTAACTGAGCCACTTTCTGTGAGAAAGTTTCTTCGTCATCAAAATCAACGTTTTCTGCTAAACCTTTTAGCTTTTCGATTTGAGTTTCAGCTAAATCTTTGGTTGCCTCTCTAATGATAGACTCCCTTTTATATAGCTCTAACTCTTCAGCCATGTGAATAGACTTCTCAGTTGATTCATTAAGGCTAGCCTCAAGTTCTTCAACTGTATCTGCGAGTTCGTCAACTATGTTAACTTTATCCTCTGGCACTTCAATGTGAGATTCTACAAATAAATCTTTTAATTTATTCATAAAGTCTTCAGCAATTTCAGTTCTTAAACCGTTTTGGATTGCTAACTTGTTGTCTGTCATCCAGCCTTCAACTACGTAGTTTAGATAGCTGTCTACTTTTTCCACAAGTTCCTTTTTAGTACTTTCAACTTCTTCTGAAAGTTCCTCATTGTACTTCTCTTCTAATCTGTTAATCTCTACATTTACTTTTGTATTAATTGCAGCTTCGAAAATAGTCTCTGCTTTTTGCTTAAACGAATCAGATAGTGTTGCTTCTTCATTAACAAGTGCTTTAAGATCATCCTTAAAATCAACTTCAACATGAACTTGATCTTGGTCTTCAACAAGTGCGTCTTCATCACTTACGTAACTTTCGCCTTTAAACATTGCAGAAAGTCCTGCTTTGTCCATTCCTTGCATTTTACCAACCATTGCAGAAATAATTCCTGCTTTAGTTTTAGGCATTGGATCTTGCTTAGTGTTGTCACCTTTACGCTTTGGGGCGTTACCAGTAGCTTCACCTGCCTTGTCGACAGCAACTATTGACTGTGCTTCAGCATTTTTAGGATCGTGAGTTCCTTGAGCTTCCATGATTTCATTCTCGTCTTCATGGAGTTCAATGTCATGATCATCTACTATTTCTTTATCAGCCATTTTTGACTCCTTATTTTGATTTTAATAACGAGAGGAAATTTTTAAACTCACGAACTTGTGTCTCATAGAGATCAGCGCGTGGAGCCTTTTTAATTTCAGTCTCCATTCTTTCAATTGTTTGTGCTTCTATAATGCCGTTATTCCAAACCCATTCAACCCCTTCCATTATCCCATTAACAAAAGCGCTAGGGGCGGATGGATCTTGCACGATATCTATCGCGTTTAGAATATAGTCGTCATTAACGACTGCGACGCCATTACGCTGGCTCAAACTTCCCATACCACGAGTCGATACACCAAATTGAACTTCGCCATCGAGTAAGCCTTTAACAACTTCTCCCATAGGGGTGTTCAGTATCGATGCTTTGCCCACAATATCATTACCCTGAAATTTTAGTTCAGTGATCTTGTGGGAAACTTTATCTAAATTAATGGTCGGACCTTCAGGGTGGTTTAGTTCTCCAACTGCTCTACCCTTACTGACCTGCTCAGTGTTATATTTGCCAAGTGCCTTTTCCATTACAGGCATGGTATATATACGACCATTACGATTCTTTGTTTCTGCTTGTGCGAATACGCCTTCAATAGCATATTTTTTTTTACCAGACTTTTTATCTTCTGTAATTAAAAATTCAAGTCTATTTTCGGTATATTCTGATATTAATTTCATATTAACCTCTTGGATATGCTATTTTAGTAAAATGCGTATTTGCAGTGCCTGCATGTATTTCATCACTTGCAGTTTTATGTATTACTATAGATTGATTTTCATGCATTTGAAATGTAAAACCTGTTGTTACATTAGTTATTAAATCGTCTGCAGTTGCACAAATATAAACTGTTTGAGCATTACCTATATTAGTTCTATTAACATTACCGTTTGCAGTAACTTTGGCGGCTAAAGGTCTAATTTCCATTACTTCGTTCCTTTATATTGTTTCATAAATTCTGTTGCAGCTTTTTCAGCTTCGCGCTGAGAGTTGTAAGAATCTAACCTATCACTATCAATATAAACAACAAATTTATTTTTTTCATTATTAATTTTAACAGGAATACGATTAATCTTTTTGTCAAAGACTACTTTGCCTATAGGCTTTCTTCCTGTTAATTCTCTTAATTGTAAAAAAGTTTTCATGTTAATAGTATTTATACTTTTTTAGTTTTAGACTGAATTTTCATCTTCGTCTTCGACATCCTCATCTTCTAATTCTTCTTCATCTTCTTCGTCTTTAATATCCTCATCTTCTAATTCTTCTTCATCTTCTTCAACACCATTATATACTTGACTAGCCATTCGAATTTTTTCTTGATCTAATAGATCAGACATTTTAATAGTCATAACTTCACCAAATGTTTTATTAGCGTTATTGTAATCTTTTTCCAAAGCAGCTTTTATCAAATCTTGTATATGATTTCCAGTCTCTTCTTGATCTGTAGTTTCCACGTTTTCGACATTATCCATTATGTTTCTCCTTGGTCATTGTCTGGTTCTTGCGCCTGCATGGCAGCAATTTCTTTATCCATATTCGCAATAGTATCATCATCCATTAAAAGGATATTCTTTTGTACCCATTGTTTAGAGAAATATTCTCCAACATATTGAGACACCTGATCTAAACTTTGTATTTTTTCTCTTAATAATTCTGCTT